CGGGGGGGTCTACGTTGGGCCACATGAGCTTGCCAGGGTATTGCTTAGACTCTGTGACGATCTGGTACTGGTTGCCGTGGTACAGGCGGACATCACCAACCTGGGGTGACCCTGGCATCCATGGAGCCTTGGGGCTGTGCATCATGTCCTTGACTCTGGCTCCCCATTGAGAGTGGCCAGCTTGGTCGATGGCGAGATAGGCGTGGCGTTCCGCAGCGTCAAGGGAGGCAGTGAGCTGCTGAAGGGTCATGCGGTCATTGGCTGTGACTTGCTTCAGGTCCTCAATGAAGGAAACAGCAGGACGTGCGCCCATAAGCACCTTGGCTTCCATCGTCATGAAGTATTGGCAGCGGGTGAGGATGTATTGGGCGGTGTAGGCATCGACGTTGTCACGCCATGCATTGGTACCAATTTTGCCAACAAGTTCATTGACTCGGCCCTGGACCATGTCGATGAGGTGAGGATTGTGGAGCACAACTTGGCGTATGTCACGGATAGCCTCAAGGGAAATGAGGGCGAACCCTACTTTGTCAGACTCCTGGGCGGTGAGCTTGGCTGGGACCTGGATGCCAGCGCTCCGCATGGCGTTCTTGATTACGAGTCCCGGCTTACCCTTATAGTTGTCGTCTGTCTCGAAGAGTCTTGGGTTATCGAGACCCTGACGGACTGCTTCCAGGATGGATGCACGGTAAGGTTCATCCTGTTTGTTGAGTTTGATCTTGTTGATTTCAGCAGCGTAGTAGTCGCTGGGGCGCAGGTTGATGGTGTTACGGTAGGCTGCAAGGGCAGCTTGGTATTCGTCCTTGGCTGGCCCAGAGACAGCTGGGTCAGAGCTATTGACCTGTGCTTCAGTAGGGAGAGCAGACATCTGAGCTGTGGTGCCTATGGTGCGCATGAAAGGCGCGGTGGGATCAGCCTGCTTGACACCTGCGGGGCGGCTCATGTTCTTAAAGCCAGCAAGGAAAGTCTGGAGGTCCGTCTTGGGTTGAGCTGCGATGCGGGCAGTGGTCTGGCGTAGAGAGGCCATAGCGCTTTGGGGAAGCTGGTTGGCTCCCACAGGGAAAGGCTGGCCACCAAGGGTTTGCTGGGGCTGACCCTGAAGGTTGGTGGGCTGCATGTAGGGCTGGCCACCCATGGTGGGCTGCATCGGGGCACCAGACGGTGGCTCTGGGATCTGTGGGGCATACTGCTCCATTTCACCCAGGTTAAACTGGCTGCTCTGGGGGAGGTTCTTACGGTAGCCTGAGGATGTGGTAGAGACTCCAGGAGCCATTGCGGACTCAGTCTTGGTAGAGGTGCGCTGGGAAGGATAGTACCCAGGAGAGGCCATACCTGTGACTGGCGTTCCAGTGCCCTCCATCGTCATGGGTTTGGCTGTGCCAGTGGAGAGGTTGGCAAGCATCTGGGTGACGTAGGGGACGCCGTTCTCATCCATCAGGGTGGCAGTGACAACTCTTGTGTTGGGGTCACCTTCCTCAAACACCAAGGTGTCTTTGCCTTTGGTGCCAAAGAGTTCAGGGTAATGCTTATAGTCTTGGTGGTTATAGAGTTTGTCAGGCTCTATGGGTAAGCCGCCAGTTGTGGTAGTGATCCCCTCAGCCAGGAGTTCTGTGCCTTTACGCTTGGTGAGTTTGTTGGGCTGACCTTCCAGTTTGGAGAGGTTAAGGTAGGCTGAGGAAGCAGTCTTGGCTGGGAGGGTAGACTCCTGGATTCTACGTTCCTTCAGAGCAGCAGCTTCCGCGGCTCTGGTGTCTTTCTCTCCTTGACTGTAGAACAGGCTCCCACTGGATAGGAGCTGCTCAGGGTAGAGCTGTTTGGGGATCTTCTTCCCAGGCTGTACCTGGAGGATCTGCTGGGCGTTGTTCATGATCTCCTGACGCCGCTCGTCACGGAGGTCAGGGTGCTCCATCATTTTGGTGTAGAAGTCGTAGAGATTCTTCTTCTGCTCCTGAGCCTGTTGCAGCTCCAGCATGTCTTGTTCACGGGCGTGTTCACCAGCCCGCTGCATGAATCCTGTCCAGAATCCCATGGTGCCTCCTTACGAATTGCCGCCGCTGTTCATCCAGTCAGAGAAGCCAGCAGACTTGGTGGGAGTCTTGGACGCCCTGCGCTGATTCCACCAGTCACCAAAGGTGTTGATGCCTCGGTTCATCACGTCAAAGAACCCTGCACCCTTCTTGGCTTGGTCTTCTGCGGAGAGCCTACCCTGCTCAGCCATGCCTGCCATGCCCTGACCTTGCTGCCCTGCCCAGCTGCCCACAGTCTTGCCTATGTCAAGCATACCCTGCGCTGCGGCGGGACGGGCCTTGGTGAGGATGTCTGTGGCAGCGGCACCCTTGGCGTAGGGGTCGATCTGTTGGGCGGCTCCACCGCTGCGTCCGCTCATGTTCAGGAGGGAGGTGCGGCCTGCATCCATGCGCTGGGTGGCACCCTGGATTTCAGGGGCCATAGCTTCAGTGGCAGCTTGGCGGGAGCCTCCCGCAATGGGAGCGTAGAACCCGCGGGCCTTGCTGACATCACCCTGAGCCTGCTGCCAGAATTGGTTGGCACGCTCTGTCTCAGCTTTCATTTGTTCGAGGGCCATCTGTTCCTCTGGGCTGCGCTTCTGCCCACCCATGAGTCCTCCAAGGAGGCTCATCCCAAATTGTGCGCCTTTAAGTGCTGGCATTACCCATCCCATATCCTACCTCCTTGACTTACTGCAATGTAGCACGTTGAAATTGAAGTTCAAGTTATTCATAGATTACCGTGAAATCTGCAGCAGCAGTGGCGGTTACAATTGTGAGGCCAGTGCTGAATGAGAGACCCTTGAAGTCTACTGAGACTGGGAGCTTGACTGCTGTGGCTGTGGTGTCTACCGAAGCAGCGTGCAGGATAGTGCCAGCTGCAGAGGTGTTGTCATAGATTGTGATGGTGCCTGTTGTAGCTGGTAGAGAGCCAAAGACAATGGAGTGTAAGACTCCAGGACCCAGCTTCAAGACAGTAGTTGTGGTGGTGTCGATGCGAACTGACTTGGGTTGGGTTTGGAGCTGGCCTGCACGGTTGATGGTGACAACCCAGACTTCGAGAGTGTTGTTGGCGTTGTTGGCTCCGCCGTTGACACACTGCATTCCTACACGGAGGTGCATGGTGGCGGTTAAGGGAGCAGTGGTGGCGGAGAGCTTGTGGAGGATGTGGCCATCATACATGAACCAAATGGCTTTGGTGGTGTAGTGGATTTCGAAGGTGTGGATGTTGGCGTCGAGGACTAGGGTGGTGCCGAGTTCACCGTTGAAGGACCCTGAGGATACTGGAGCGCCATCCACTGTGGCCTTGCGGGAGTTGATGCTCAGCGTGGTGCCATCGTGGGAGAAGTAGTAGCCGTCGTTGGCGTCAAAGCAGCCCCAGCGTTTAGTCACGACTCCGGTGGCTGCGGGGACGCGGACGTTGGCACGGTAGTAGTTGTGGACACCTCCAGCGTATCTGGCGTTGCGGATACTGTTGGTGAAGATGTCGTTGCCTGTGCCTGCACCAGAGGGGTTGGTGGCAAGGGTTAGGACGCCGCCTGCGACTGTGGCAGAGGCTGTACCAGAGGCTGTGGTGTTGACCCAGAAGTTGCTATCGAAGGCTCCTGCAACAGTGAATGGGACGCCAACGAGTTTGATTGGCTCAACAACGAAGATCGACCCCATAGGGCTGACCATGACGTTGTTGCCAAATTCACCAAGGAAGTCTTTAACTGTGACGTTTGCGAAGTATGACATTAACTGAACCTCCAGTTGGTGCCGTCAGCGTAGACATGAGCGACGTCGTTGGGAGAGAGGGTTTGGGTGGTCTCACCTTGGAGGGTTTGGCCTACCACAGAGGGAACGATGGTGATGTCTCCAGTAGAGTTGTTGTCGATGACGTATTCTTCGCCGGAGTGGGTGACTGCACTGAGAAGGGAGATTACTACTCCAGCTGCTGTGACTTGGATGAAGTTGTCAATGCTCTGGGCTGTGTAGTTGACGGCTGTGATGGTGACATGGCCCACACGGTTGGTGCCGGAAGTGCCGCTGGCTATTGAGGTGGCAGGAGTGGTGATGACTTGAACAGCAGCTACCTTGGAGGCTGTCTTGTTCAGGGCATCCTGGACTGCCATCTGGGTGCTGAGCTTATAGATACGGTCATAGGTGTCACGAAGGACACGTTCCAGTTTATCGGGTGCATGAAGTTCCTGCTGAGAGGGGTAGTAACGGGTCATTAGGCTGCGCTCCCATGAGGTACGTCTTGGAAGATTCGGCGTCGTTGCCAGGGGCCACCTGCACCCCACTGCTTGATGAGGAGTTCTGACTCCTGGCCTTCTACTCTAAACTCTGTGGCACTGGAGAGTCTATAACGAAATGTCTTACCCTTCAGGACTGGTAAACGTAGAAGGTCTTTGTGGTGATCATCGCCGCTGCTGGTGACGGTGATGGAGGCCACGGCTGTGCCAGCCTCATTGAAGACAGTGAAGGTAAGGTTGGCTGTGGATATGTGCACAAGGTAAAGGTAACCATGGTAAAAGTAACCATCAATGTCATGGGTGAGGTAGGAGGTATCCCAGGAGTAGGCTGCGAGTTTTGCACCCTCTTCTGTGAATCTGGGTTCCCACATGTAGAAGAGTTCTGGGGATGCTCCATTGTGGTCCCAGGTCAGGTCAAGGGAGATATTCCTGGCTGTCTGCCATTCGGTGCCAATGGTGACTGGAACCTGGGTGCGGCTCGCAGTATTAACTGTGATGGCAGCGGTGGTTAGGGAATGATCATTAAACCCAGGGGTGGCCGTGACTGCCGTGCCTACAGTGTCACAGTCAAGCATGATGTCACCATAGAGCTTGTTGTAGCGGAGATCTCCTTGGTCGCGGGACTCGGTGCGGATCTGGCAGGGGATGGCTGTGCCTGCATCGTTGGAGCCGATGAGCTGGTAGACGCCTCCATCGTAGCAACCTACCAGGATGTCATGAATGCCGCTTCCTTCTTCACCATAATGGGTGAGGGCGCGTTGGAAGTACTTGTCTAGGAACCATCCGCTACGGCCTTCCATTAGGCCAGTGGAATAGACGAGGGTATTCTCTGGATAGACTGGGGGTGGGCCTACGAAGACATCCATAGCCTGCTGCCACGATGTGGGAGTCTCAAGGGGTCCATCTTGGATTGTCCAGGTAGCTCCTGAATCTATAGAGAGCCAGAACACTAAGTGAGCTGTCCCAGCACCAGACATGTCATGCACACCAATGGAGTCTGTCCAGCTGGCACCATTGAAGGGGGCGTAGATTTTACAGAATGTAATGACTATGGTTGAACCACTCATGCGTACAGACTGGTAGCCTGGGTAGGTGCTTTGATCTGGGATATCTACCTGTAGGGTTTGGTTCCATGCTGCACCTCCATCAGTAGACTGCAACACACGAACCTGAGTCTGGGAGACTGGGATGTACATTACAACAGTGCCAGCATTTGCAACCAAGGAACACATTGTGTAGACAGAGCCTGGAGCCATAGAGACAGTACGTTCTGTCCAAGTAGCTCCATCATCTGCACTGCATTCTACATAGTATGCAGAGAGATCTGCGCTCATCATGCTGACGTAGAGGTTACCATTGGATGCAGCCAAGGAACAGTAGCCGTAGGAGTAGTTGGGGCTTATCAACCAGTCCTTAACTTTTGTCCAGTTTATGCCGTTGGTGGACTTTACCAGTACCAAGGTGTCAATGTAGGTGACAGGAGTTGAGTAGAACATCAGGGCATAGAAGACCCCAGTAGTCTCGTCTACCTGAACACTGTAGTCATATTCATAAGCAAGTCTGAAGGAGTTATAGTTGGCACCATAGATAGATACCATATAGTCTATGTTATAGGCTGTGTAGGTGGCTCCGAAGTCTGTGGATACCAAGACCTTGGTGGGAGTGGCTGTGATTGCATCATAAGGTTTTATAATGACAGACAGGCCAGACTCGTGGAGGTCGTGGTTCTCCCAGCCAGGGACGTATACTGACTGACCAAGGGCTACCTCTGAGTAGCTGCCAGAGTATCTGAAGATACTGTAGGTGTTGGAGGCTGAGGCAGTGTTCAGGTGCAGGATAGTAGAAGTGGTGGGTTTGACCACACGGATAGGAGTTACAGCACCTGTGTTGGCAGAGGCATAGTTCATTCTCTGAGTCCAGGTGATGGTGGACCCTACCAAGTCTCCTTCATAGACTACAGTGTTTGAGATGTTATCTGGTGCTGAAAAGGCTATTGTGGTCATTACTCTCCCTCCACCTGTTCGGCAGGAGCACTCTGTGGGAGATCCTGAAAGATCTTCTCATGCTTCCATTCTCCACCTTGACCCCAGGGTTTGACCAGGAGTTCTGATTCATCACCACTTAGCCTGAATTGGGCTGTTGAAGAGATCTTATACTTGAAGATGTTACCCTTTACAACTGGTAAGCGAATGAAGGATTTGGAGTAAAGGGTGCCTCCGCTGTTGGGGATGGTCACGGTGGCTGCAGCAGTGCTGTCGGGGTTGAGGATTCTGAATGTAAGGTCTGCAGTGCTGACGTGCACCACGTATAAGTATCCATGATAGAAGTAGCCAGGGAGTTCATGGGTGACCCAGCAGGTTTCCCAGCTATATGCCAATACTTTAGCTGACTCCTCAGTGAAGCGTGGCTCCCAAGCATAGAGAAAGGGTTTGGTACCATTCACATCCCAGGTGATGTCTAGGCCCACATTGCGAGCTGAGATCCAGCCTGTGGAGTTAAGCTGCACCACAGCCTTGGTACGGACGGCATTGTTTACTGTGGTGGAGAGTCCAGGAACTACGAAGTTATTAGTTGCGGGTACAACCGTGAGGTTCGTGTTGTTGGTGTCACAGTCTAAGAGGATGTCTCCATAGAGTTTATGGTAGCGTGGATCTCCTTGGTCCAGTGCAGGGGTGCGGACTGCACAAGGGATAGCGGTGCCATTGTCGGAGGTGCCAGTGAGTTGGTAAATCCCTCCTGTGACGCTGCCTACCAGGGTTGAGTGGATTCCCGAACCCTCTTCTCCATAGTGCGTTATGACATGTGGGGTGTAGGTGTCAAGGAACCATCCGTCACGACCACTTGCCAAGTCTGTGGCATAGGCTAAGGTTCGGTACGTGGCGGGGCTTACTATGGGACCAACTTCATAAAAGTCAGGGTCAGTTATGTTTGAGTACTCAACAGCCACCCAATCGTTGGATAAGGCACCTTCACGTAGGTACATGAACTCAATGTAGCCGTTCATTCCAGAGGCGTGCAGATGACCTTCAGCACCTATGTAAAGGGTGTCAGCACCAACAGCAGGCATTTGAAGCGCTGGGAGTTTGGTGCAGCCTACACCATTTCTGAACATGGCCCTGGAGGTGGTGTTGGTTTGGATAAGGTTGATGCGTGTGATGGCTCCGGCATCTGTGACCACTGGAGAAGGAGCCACAACAGTAGAACCATCCGTGTTGACCTTTATGAACTCATAGTAAGCAGCTGTTACACCAGAGGTGGCAGCACCTACTCCAACCCATCCTGCTGTACTAACTGCGGTATCTGTTAATTCCAGATCCCAGGCAGCAGGTTCAGCGTCTGTGATTGGCCACACCTTCAACTTGATGGATGACCCAATGACTCTGAATCTGGAGAAGTAGTAGATAGAGGGGTCGATGGCTTTGGCTGTATTGCCGACACCACTAGAGGCACCGTTGACATATTTCTGGACTCCTACTGTACCATTGGATGGCTGGATGAAGGCGAAGTAACAGTATTCAGCTCCAGTGTTTCCACTGCCCCTGACATACATCCTTCCCATGTTGTCGTTATTGGCGGCGAAGTAGACACAGTAGAGGACCTCACAGTCAGTGATACTGTTCAGGAAACTGCAGGCATACTTTGCATTAGAGCCAGTCTGGAAGTACTCAAGGTTGCTGGGGCTGAACAGGCCACCGTTTCGTACTGTTACAGACCCAGCTCCAGTATTCCAACGCTCTGTCCAACCTGAGGGTTGAGACCCAACAGTCTGCGTGCGGAAGTCTTCAAAGAAGGTGGAATCGTTGACAAGTGGTGGTAGGCCATGAATCCAGTTGTTGTTTACATCCCAGCCACCCATCATGCGCGGGACCAAGGTTCTGCTGGCTATGGCTGCTCTGGTAGTGTTGAGGTCTGTGGTGAGGTTAGTGTAGGAGATATAGTTCTGGCCGATTGCTGTAGAGGCTGTCCAGAAGATGGAAGCTCCAAGGGTCCAGTCTGTAAATCTGTCGGCTGGGATGGTGCCAAAGGTGAGGGTGTCGATGGTGTCGTTGGCAAACCAACCGGGGGCTACGCTGTGATTGGTACGAAGGGCGAGCCTGTCTATGAATCCATGAGCTGTGTCTGTTGAGTGGAGGACATATAGGTTAGAGCCGTATTGTGTAATTCCTTCATAGGAGGCTGCAGAGGACTGGGCGTACATGGCAGTCTTCTCTGTACCATCTGATTCTATTCTGAAGGTCTGATCGTTAAGGTCTTCATTTACCCAGAATGCACCCCTCCACCACTCAATGCCTTGAGCTGAGAATATGGGAGTTGTGAGGGGGATCTCCCTGTCAAAGGTGAGGGAGGCATCGTTGTCATGGACATAGAGAGCTGGACTGCCTGTATTGAGGAAGTCTACGAAGACAATCTGATCCCACTCAGGGACGTAGCAGCATCCTGCAGTCCAGGTGGTGCCGCCTGGGTAAGGGCCTACAGGGGCTGTCAGTGGGCGCTGGCCTGCATAGGTAAGGTCGGAGCAGTTGAACTGGGCAAGGGTGTTATAGGCATGAGTTGTGCCTGCCATGGGGATGTAGAGAGAACCATTGAGGACGAAGCCATCTCCGCAGTGGTCATGGTTTGGTCCAGCATCTCCTGTTGGATCATTGTTGGTGGCAATGAGGTTAAAGCTGGTGTCATACTTGAACAGGATGTTGGTCTGGATGACGTAGAAGAATGTACCATCAAAGGCTACACCTTGGTGAGCGTTGAAGGCTGTGACATTGAGGGTGGTGCCTGAGAATGAAGGGACAAACTGGAATGGAAATGTGATGACGGAGCCTGATCCTGTTCGGTCTCCAAGGTAGTCACCGAAGAAGAATACTCTGTGGTAGTCACTCCAGACAGCGTTTCTTCCATTAGGGTCAGTGTAAGGGAGGCGCTGGAGGGTAGAGTCACCATACTCCATATAGAAGACTGTATTGGAGGTGCTGCTCAAGGAGGTCTTTACAAAGACTGTGCCTACGTGGTTGACTCGATCAATCCAGAGGACATCTATAGGGATTAGGTTGCCACCAGAATCTTTTGCACGCAGGTCTCCAGCCCAGGGATGAGCAAGGTCAGTCCAGAATGAGACTGGAAAGTCTGCCATGGCTAGGTACACAGGGAAGCCTGTCAAGGAGGCTGACTGAGCTGGGATGTTGACCGAGAACATTGCCATGGCAGTCCCTATGGAGTGGTATCTACATAGTCATAGTAGAGATAGTCGTCAATGTAAGCGAGGCGGTGGTTGGCTGCCTGAGCGGCGATGACATTGGGTGGAGCGATGCCATTGACTGTGACACCAAGGTTGCCTTCATTGGGGAACAAGGGGCGCATGTCTTCGTCAGTGATGGAGACTGGTGCGCCACCGTCGGTTTTGTAGATGCCTTCACGCCCAAGCCAGTAGAGAATGAAACCTGGAGGGGTTTGGACTCCGGTGAAGCTCCAGCGCCCGAAGAGGCCCTTGCCATTGGGGACCTCAACGTAAGTCCAGCTGATTGGGTTCCCCAACTCATCGTTCTTATCAGGCAATATTTGGAAGAATCTCTCACTGCTCCAGACGTAGCTGCGCCCATTGTAGATCACACCGTTCATCAGGGGTTCAGATGGGGAGGTGATGTCAGTCCAGTTGGCAATGGTGGTGTCATCTGCGCTGCCAAGGCTGGTCCAGTAGAGACGCTGGGGGTTAGTAGGGTCGCCACAGGCAAAGAGAGTGTTGCCAATCGGTCCCCAGAAGCAAGGGAGGGGTTGGGCTTGTAGGATGGGTTCTGGGACCCTGAAGGTTACTGCTCCAGCTGCGGCGGCACTCTCGTATAACTCTAACGCTGAAGTAGAGTAGACTGCCCGGATGGTGTAGAAGACTCCAGCTATCTCAATGGGGGTGAGTGGTGCCCATGAGGTACTGAAGGCTGCTGCACTGGTTACCACGACTCCTGTGACCTTCACGGTGGTTCCTGTGACCTGGGCACCAATGGTGGGCCAGAGCTGGTAGTGGAGCTGGTCCTCAGATGGGTTGGCTATGATTACGTCATCGGTGTATTTGTCTACGAAGGAGACAGGAACTGCTGAGTTGAGCACAGAGCCGACATAGTACCACTTGTCAGGGATGGTGCCGCCACGACGCTGGAAGTCAATGTAGTCGGCTTCCGTGGCAAGGGTGTACTGGGCTGGGACTGCTATGGAGGGAGTCTCACCACGGAGGTCGAAGGCCTCCCACGTAGGTGGGGACCAGTTGCTCACGGCTCCGGTGGAGTTCACCCTCGCCCTATATCTATAAATGTAAGGTTGTCCCAGCTTACCCATATCAGGTCCAGGCTCACCAGCAAGGTACATGCTGTCGATCAGCATGTGGCTGTAGATGTTGGTGACAGAGCCACGCTCCTCGGCATTGTTTGGGGGGCGGATGGTGGCCTGGAGTTCGAAGTGGTAGATGGTCTCCCAGTTGGGGCTGCCCACGGGGACCCACTCTGCAATTTTGACGTTGAGGATTCCAGTTTCGGTGACGTCAGCTGGAGTGAAGTCCTTGTAGAAATAGTCTGTGGTGAACATGTCAGCGTGGACAGCGGTGTTTTTGCAGCCAAGGAGCACGCGCAGACTGGTTAAATCGTTGGGTCTGGTGAGAGTCAGGCGCAGGGAGATGTAGGAATCCTTGGTGGCTGCGATGGTGCTGGTGATCTTGGAGAGGTCTAAGGGGGCGAAGATCGGTGAGGTGGTGTAGCCGGTGAAGGGTAGAGAGTAATCCTCGGTGATGTTGACGCCAGATTCAATGCCAGTGTTGGTGATGGACGCTCCTGCAGCGAAGGTGCCAGCAAGGTAGCACCTGAAAGATGGCCTGATGAAGACCGTGTTCCCAGCAGCCCAGGCTCCAGCAGGCTTACAGAGGATGGTTTTGACATCTGCGGGACCGTCTACCACTGCGATGATGCGGACGGTCTCGCCAATGGTGGTGTTCTCAATGAGGCCGTTGGCTGCTAGTTCTAAGGGGGCTGCAGCTAGGACTATGGCAAAGAGGGTGGCATCACTGGGGGTGGCAGCGATAGAGGAGATGGTGGTGGAGGAAGCGGAACCCTCGGAGGCTGACACCACGACTGTCTGCTCAGCAGTGATCTTTACGATACGCCCTTCGCTGATGCCTGTGAAGGCTGTGGGCTGGATGACAGCCCAGCCGGTTGCACCAGAGTCGTATTTGATGGCAGCGATGGTGGTGCTGACGTTTGTGACATTACCTACAATGCCACCAACGAAGGAGGGGCCTGCAGTCCAGCCTGTGGTGTTGGTGTCAGCATCAAGGATGGCTTTGAAGTGAGTTGCGGCACGGGTCACGGTGGGGTAGTTGGTAGGCGGAGGGAGACCCACAGAGTTGAGGTTGCCATCAACGTCCACCTTGACCTGCTTGTTGGAGTCCATGACGTACATCCAGGGGTCAGGACTCTGGGTGGGCCGGTAGGGGACTAGAGCGAGAGGGTTGCCACTGAATCCTGTAGAGATCTGGGTGAAGGAGGCTTGACCAAAACTCAAGACGGTGCCGCTGCCAATGATGCGAGTCCAGTCAGCAGTGCGAGGGTTATTGAGGCGGCGTATGCTGTGGACGGGACCGGTCACAGAGCCAATGAGGGTGAGTCCTGGTCTAGGTTCAAGCCTGCCAATCTGGTAGGTGCGGACGTTTTTGAGGAGGGGGTATTGGAGTTGCTTAATGGAGTCAACTGGGCGGTTGAGATCCATCCCCAGGCAGAAGAAGCGTTGAGTGTCACGTTGGTATTTGAAATCAGCCATTATTCCCTCCCTGGGCTGGTACGAGGTCTTTCAGTTTCCTCCCTGCTTGGCTTGCCACCTACGACTGTGTGGAAAAGTGACGAGGCGGCAAGACGTGAATTGTAGAGGGCGGCGGACTTCATGAGGTTTTCTAGCCCCGAGGTGGTGGCCTTCCACTCGTCTCCAGCTACTTTGAACATGGCAAGGTGTTCAGCGTAGTCGAGCAGGGGTTCCAGTTGTTCGCGCCCTATCTCCATGAAGGTGGCGTCAACAAGGGGGACGGGTGCGTTTTGGACAATGTCGAGGGTGACTGAGACTACACCGGAGGGTTGAGGATAGAGGGCGATCAAGTTGCGGCCAGCCTCAAGTACTTCGGTAGGAGTAGCGGCGGTGTCGGTTTGCCATAAAAGGTTATAGGCATCCATCTCGTAGACGCTGGCGAAGGTCAGGGGGGTGCCGCCGATGCGGGCTGCCACCAGAATGGGGGCGAGTTTTGCCAGTTCACATCCTTGCTGGTAACGGTCCTCACAATACTTGGCTCGTTCTGGGTCTTGGGCGGGGCCATCCTTTGAGAGGAGGTCTGCCATTGCTCCCCACTTCACAACCCATGCCATGTCATCTGGAACACCCATAAGGCTGGCCGCGGCGGTGGGTGTGAGGGCTGCTCCGCTGCTGACCGTGAGGAGGTCTAAGGTGACATTGGCGGTGGGGGCTGGAGCCAGTTGGACTGTGATGGGCGGCGGAGAGAGGATGGAGTAGTAGGCTGGGTTCTGAGCCGCGGCAGTGCTCCAGGTGGTGTCATAGGCTGTGAGCTGGTACTCGTCTACACGCCATAGGGGGATGGTGGAGACGTTGATCCATCCAAGTCGGCGGACGTCTATGACTGTGTCAGCTAGGGTGATGCGGCCACCAGAGGGTGCTCCTGAGGCTGGAGTGGTGCGGGTTATGACGACACCGGTGTCTACCAGGAATTGGTCTCTACGGCGCTGCAGGGCGAGAGCGAGGTCATTCATGGTGAACATGTCTGTACCGGTCCAGCCGCCAGCCCACGCGGTAGTGGGAGGTTCTTGAAAGTGGTATTCAATATCAGTGATGAGGTTACGGTCTGTGAGGGTGTAGCCGAGCTGGGACGCAAATTGGGTGGGCAGATCGTAGAAGATAGTGTTGGCTACCGTGTTGAACGACTGCTGGGTGCGCCAAAAGTTTGAGAGGAGGGAGTAGGTGCGGAGGGCTTCCTGCAGATAGACCCCCAGCTCGGCATCGACCCAGTAGACCTTTCCTGTGTCGTGAAGGCGGGCTGCCAGAAGAGTCTTGGCAGCCCCAAAGGTTGTATGGGTGTATCCCACGTTGAGCCTCTATGATGGATTAGCCAATATTCTTGGGAAGCTCAGCGGGAGAGATTTCTCCCTTGCCCGTGGTCGGGACGCTGCCATCATAGATCTTCTCGGGGGCACCAGAGTTCGAGGATCTGGGGTAGCCACCGAAGGCTCCCTTCTCTCCGTCGTAGCCTCCAGGGCCGCCTTTGAAGTTCGAGGGGTAGGATTCCACTCCTGTCATCGGGGTGTCGATTATGTTCTTCGCCATGGTGATTCTCCTTAAGGGTTAAAGTTATAGTGCATGCTTCTGCCAGAAATCCGCTCCCATTGGGTATGGTGCCCATGGGAGGTGGGTGGCCATGTCATAGACTATGTTGTTGATGCAGATCTCTTCGTCCTGGCGTTCCAGTTCCTGGATCATATACTCCAAGCGGTCCTCCAGGGAGCGGGCCAGGGTGTTGCTGTAGTAAGGGTTGGGCTCGTCTGCAGAGGGTCCAGGCCACTGGGAGGCTTCCAGCATGGCAGCTTGCAGGAGAACGTCACCCCGGATGTAGCGAGGGAGTAGAGCCCCGGTGTCGTTAAGGTCGGTGGCCCTGGCTACATAGAGGTATGGGAGAGTGTAAGCAGAGACCACGTGAGGCCAGATCTCAAAGCGGGGGAGGGCTGGGACTCCTGCGGTGGCGGCGTAGTAGTCACGGAACACAATGGCGGAGGGCTGACCCTGGTTGGAGCGCTGGGCGTCCCAGGAGTTAAGTTCCCGTTGCGTTAGAGTGAGGTGAAGCTGCCAGTTATAGTTTGGGTCCCACACTGTGATTAGGTAGTTGAAGTCAGACGGCACTGTGACATAGGCATCGTAGATCTTGTACTGGGTGCCTGCCACAGAGGCGGGGCCCCAAGGAAGGTCCAGGGTGAGAGTCTGCAGGACTACATCAACAGCTGTGACGGTGTAGATGGGGGTGTTGTTGGCGGTGCGGAACTGACGACCAATTTGAGCTGTGGTCCAGCCTGTAGCCACACCGGGGACGGTGGCACTGCCCTGGGTGAGAGTGACAGTGCCTGTGGTGTACATGGGGTACATGATGAACTGGCCCTGCTTGATGAGCCAGGACCATGCACGACGTTCTGCGATGCGGCGGAAAGCGTTTACTACCCAGTCACGGGCAAGGAGGGGTCCCGCCTTGGGGCAGCGAAGAAGCACTTTACCAGCTATACCCGAATAGGTGTCAAGACTCATAAAGTGCCCCTTACGCTATGAATTACAAGCCGATGACACGGACGAAGCAGTTGTTGATGGCCCCCGCACTGTTGAAGGTGAGGCGTGAGGTAAAGCCATCAGAGTTGAGAACCACGCTGGCAATGCCGACTGCCGTGGTTGTGTCGTCCGTGAGACTGACCCCCTTGACGATCTTTAGGGGAACGTCAAGGGTATCAGCATCGGCTGCAATGTCTACATTATACAGATACTCCCGGTAGTTGCCGTTTACAAGGCTCCTGGGGTATCCGGTATGAACAGTGACAGCAGCCATACGTTACCTCCTATTAGGGGATGTTCCCGATGTCAATGTCACCATAGGCGACATTGCTGGTGGAAGCAGTACGGCAGATGCCGAGCTTCTGGTAAGTGGTGGCGGTACCAACGGCTATTCCGTCAACGGAGGCGGTATCAGCAGTGACATCCGCAATCAGGGAGACTCCACCCGTGACAGCAGCTTCATCAGCAGTGGCAACTTCGAGGGCGATGTTGCGGCCACGGATGAGGATGTCGCAGTAGTAGCCTGACGTTACGGCGGCACGGAAGATCCCGGCGACGTTGTTGGCGAAACTGTTGGCGACTCCATCCTGGAGGGCGAAGCGCTTGTCGTTGGTGACTATGTACTGGGACTTGTCTTTCCAGAAAGCCAGCTGGTTCGCGGCGACTGCACCAACGGTGTTGGCGGCAGTGGCACCGGAATCGACTTTGACTCTCTGGTAGGCGCGGTCATTCCAGTCATAGGCTTTGCCCAGCTCACCTGGGCGTTGGAGCGTGGCCATCATCCAGGTGTCGGGATTACCGGTCTGGACGTACATGGTCTGGTCTCGGTTTGTGTTAGGCATGGTTTAGACCTCCTTAGCCAGTAATTCCATACAGCTGTCTGTGGTAACGCGGGGCCCCGGTGAAGGCGGCTGCACAGAGGACCTGTCCCGCAACCTTGGTGTTGCCCTGTCCCGGTTTGAAACCGGTGAAGCCCAGGCCGTATTCAGCATCATTGCTGAGGTACAGGGTCATGTAGGGCTTCCTTGCATTGAGCCACCACAGAGTCTCGGCGGTGACGGTGGGGTAGGCCACCAGGGCACCGAGGGACATCTGCTTGATGTAGGTGACAGCAATCGGGTCGTTGGTGCCAGAGATGTACGTGCCGGGGCAATATCGGGATTTCAGGATGGTCGCACTGTTGAATTTGAGACCATTGAAACCGATGCTGGGTTCCTGAGTGTCGTTGAATCTCTGCTGGGTCTGGAATTTCTCCTTGATGTAGCTGTAACCCTTGGCGGTGGTCAAGCCAATGTTCGGCTCAATGGTGCCATAGCAGGCGTCAGCATAGGTTTCTTCCAGGGTGGGGTACTCAATGGTGCCGTTGACGTTGGTGGGCGGTGCATTGAGGACTGCGCCGACTGCTCCGCCACGGGTGATGGTGCCGTAGGTGGAGTAGGTGTTGCCGTCCCAGGAGGCGGTGCTGTTATCGTTCAGCATCTCAGGGAGGCCGTTCCAGTTGGCGGTGTAGTTGGCGTTGATGCCGTTGAGGTAGAGTCCGATGGCCATGTGAGCGCCAATGGACATGTAGGCGTTGTTCATGCGGGATTCGATGAGCCGGAAGGCCGCATTCTCGCCTTTGTTGATGACCTGGATGTCTTCCTTCGAGAGGGTGACGTTGACTTCAAAGAACTTCACGTTGAACTGGAGCTGCTGTTCAACCTGCGGTTCGGTGATGTCGAACTCTTTGCCCTGGAGGTAAGGTCCACCAATCAGGCCGTTGTAGATGAAGTTTTCGCCGATGAAACGTCCACCGCCGTAGATCTCTTTGACGGATTTCTTCAGGAGGGCCAACAGAGGATCATTCTGGAAGACCATATCCAAAAGTTTAGGCGTCTTGCGGATCATGCGGTGTGTTGCCACCGTAATCTGGTCAAGTTCTGCCATTGCCTAACTCCTTGCTCCTGAGGTCAGGAGCCTTGTTTGCGTGCGAGAATACTTTCGTAGTTATTCCAGCCGTCCGCAAAGGCGCTCTTAGACTCGGATTCCTGTTGGAATTCGTTCATGGCGGAGGTTTTGGTGTCCCGCATGGCGTCGAAGAACGGACTTGATGCTCGGGGGGTGGAATCTACAGGAAGGTTATGGTTAGAGAGTGCGTTTCTGGCACCGCGTTCCTCGGCTTCCTTCAGTTTGGCTTCGAAGTCTGCTTGCCGCTGAGCTTCCACCCGCGGAGAGATGTATCTCTCGTAGGCTAAGTCAGGGGGAAGACCTTCCTTGACAGAGATTTTCTCCACTTCATTGGGGTCGAGGACCTCTTTGAAGCGGTTGTAGTAGTCTACTGTCATTTTCGGGATTGTCTTCATGAGACCGAGGGTGCCAACCCGTTCGGAACGGAAGCGGTCATCCAGGTACTTCTCAAGTTCGGCTTTGCTGTTAAAGCCCAGGTCCTTCGCGTCTTGACGGGATACCGAGTCAGGGTCCAACGGCCCATACGAGGCTTCGTACTGCCGGAGTTTTTCGATACCATTGAGGTTTGCTTGGTAGGCTGGCATGGCAGTGTCGTTGTACCACTGGTCATACTGGTTCAGTCTGCCTTCGTAATCCTGTTTCATGGTGTCGATGGTGGAGTGATGCTCGGTGGTGGGTACAAACGCTTGACGGAAGGTTTTGGCTACGGCTTCATTGCCCAGAGCTTGATCCATTGCGGCGGCGACAGTTGGGTCGATACCGTTTTTGGAAGCTATCTCCTGCCAGTATGCTCGTAGGTCTTCAATTTTCTTTGACATGTGATCCTCTGATCCCAGTGCCTAACCCTAGATGGGTCCCAGCACCTGATTGGGGGGTGCTACATTCCTGGCATAGGGCCAGGGCCTCCACCCATTGGGGGACCGCCTTGAGGGGGGCCTCCTTGCATGGGTCCTCCGGGAGGGGGAGTCATCATTGGAGCTACCCCTGGGGGAGGTACTACTTGCTGTTGCTGTCCAGCCATCTCTGCAGCGGTTGACTGGACGACAAGTTGTTCAAGGTCTGAAATTGTGTTGGAGAGAAGTTGTGCCAGTTCTGGGCGTCCGTTGGCTATGAACTGGAAGCCGTCTTTGACCATGGCTAGGCCCTGCATGGTCATGAGCTGGGGCGAACCAGCGAGGTCGCCGAGATTGTCTCCGCCACCGGGGGCAGGAGAGGGAGTCCCGGCGAGCTTGCCAGTGGTGCCTCCAGGAGGACGCATCGGGGGAGTGTCCAAGGACTGGCTCCGATTCATGGTTGGGGAGGCGACGTCCATGGTTATTTGCCTTTCTTAACGGTTTGGGCGGGGGTGTGGATCATTCCACCGCCTTTGGAACCTTTGGAGAGGCTGCCGCTCTTGGTGCCGCCTCTGAGTCCTGGTCCACATTTTTCACCTTTCATGATTGCCTCCTGGGATGATTAGTTTTTGAGTTCCTTGCCGCCGGACATTCGAGTGCTGCCGGATTCGAGGCGGCGTTTTCGCATTCCTGTGCTGCGGAAGCTGAGTTCGTTTTGGGATAGGACACCCTGGCGGAGTTTGTCTTGGGTGGAAAGGGACTTTTTTGGTCCGATGCCGAAGTAACGGGTTTCGGGTTTGGCACCGAGCTTGCGGATCTCGCCGAGGCGTTCGTCTGCGGCTTTGATGAAGGTGTCTGAAGAGTCGGTGTCTTTCGGGATGGTTGCCATAGTGTTTATCCTCATACTCTTGGTAACACACTAACTTGTGGTGTCAAGAGAAATAGAAAATAAATTTCAGTTTTAGGCGCGGACGATGCTCACAAGAACTCCTTCTCCTGCTACTTCGGCGTCGAGCCAGAAGTCGATGGCGTTAAGAGGGGTTGGGGCTGTGGGTATTCCTGCTCCGGCGGAGGGGTATCCGGAAGTGGTGGGAGGAGCTAGGATTGCTAGGACTCCGACACCGGTGGTGACGTTGGCGTTCTGGCGGTCGCAGATGTAGATGCGTCCAGTGTTTCCGGGCCATTGTTCAAACAATATTGACTGGCATGGGACACGGGTGTTGGGGTCCAGCTCGTTGTTGGTGGCACGGACGAGGGTGCCTGGGACGGTGATGACTACTTTACCTAGGGAACGCCACATTTAAGTGCTCCTGCTGTTGTTTCTGTGGGGGTTGTCACTGTGGGCGCTGCCATTGTTGGTGCGCTCGGATTGGTATGATTCTTTGGCAAGGTCGCCAGAGGTGTAGAGGGGAGTGCCTAAGGTGACAGGCTGCCCTGGGGGGCTGACCTGAGCAAGGGCTTCGTTGATGCGATCTTCGAGGTTTTCAAGGATGAGTTCTAGGAATTCCATTATACGTATTGACCTCCTGTGGCTGTGGTACCAGCTGAGTTACCGGGGAAGTGGTTTATTCCTGCTCCGTTGGTTTGGATGATGGAGTTGAGGTTTGCATTGTATTTTGGACCTGTTGCAGAGCCGGAGAAGGTTATGGAGTTGTTTTCAAACATGATTCCAAGCATGGTAGCAAGAACGAAGGCTCCAGCAAAAGCGGGTGTGCCGGTTAAGGTGACAGTAATTGAAGCTCCAGTGCTGATGATTCCTTCTCGGTCCATACCGAAGTGAACTATTGCACTACCAGAGATAGTATAGTTTTGATCAAAGAATATCTTACCATCTCGCACTGCACTTAGATGATATATCCCACATGCTCCAAAATTTACATTACCATAGTAAACTACTGAGCTGTAGTCAACCACAAGACCTATACCATTTGCCTGAAATTTCACGCCTCTGATGTAGACTTTTGACGATGTGGGGTGGCCAGATACTACAATTCCATGGCCTGTGGAGGCTATGAGGACGTTTGCTGGAGTGACTAGATTGCCAAGGATATAGAGATTTCCTGCACCTATTCTATAGCTAATCGTTGTAGGGGTGGTGTAGGTGCCATCTGCAATTTGGATTGTTATGTCATAGCCGTTACAGTCTAAGGTTTGATAGATATCTACAGCATGTTGAATGGTGAGGAAGGCTCCCCCGGCGGTGTTGACAAGTCCAGTGTTGGAGTCGTCGCCATCGGTGCGGACGTAGTAGGTGCGGTTGGCGGAGAGACGCTCCCTGGGCATGTAGGCTGAGTCTAGGGAGACTACTGCAGCTCCACCGATTACTTGGCGGGTTTGGTCTAGGAGGATGGGGGAGGTGGCGGTGAGGTTGCCTGTGGGAGTGTTCTCCCAACGAGTGTCCACGGAGTCGTAGGTTAAGGTGTCTGAGGCGGAAGGAGCTGTGATGAGAACGTCGTGGAGGTTGTTGAGACCTTCGCCACCACGGACTTGAGAGAAGAAGATGATGCCATCGACGGCGCTCTTGACGACGCCGCCGAGCTTGATGGCGTAGTCAGGGGCTGTGGGGGCAGTTGCGGTGAAGGCCCCTGGGGTGGCGGCTGAGAGGTAGATTACGGAGCCTGCTGTGATGAGGTGGGTGTCAACGCCGTGGACGTTGCCTGTGATGGTGATGTAGCCATGCTGGTTGCTGAGGATTGGCTCGGTGGTCATGCCTATGGTGCGGAGGCCCATGAGTTGGGCAGAGGCGGCAGAGGCTTTCTTCACCAAGACGTTGGCTCCGTCGGCTCCACTGAAGTAGACTACTGTGCCGTTGGTGAGGTCGGAGCCTTCGTCGTTTTTGACCCTCACTAACATTTCTTGGCCAATTTGGAGGTTGACATCTCCTCCTGGCATACCAAGGTTGAGAGTGCCATCGGTGGAGTTCCAGACGAGCTTGCCTTCAGCGGGAGTGGTAGAGGTGGGGGTTAGGGAGAATTGGGCAGAGTCCAGGCTGAGGATTTTTGTGGCAGGGTTGTAAATGAGGTCAGCGTAGCCTACGAGGCTGTGAGCACCGTCGAAGACGGCGACCTGCGTGGAGAGGCCAGTGGCATTAGCGTTTCCACCGCCGCCACCTCCACCACCAGCATTTTCTACATAGGCATCAACGAATCCACTTACCATAGAGCTTCCTTAACCAGGATTTGAAGCGAGACGTCCAGGGCTTCGGAGGCTCTGGGTGCTTGACGAATGCGAGGGGTTCGCCGATGGTTATCATTTGCCCTTCCTTAGGGAGAGACCTTTCTCCTTTGTGGAGGCGAAGTCACTGAGTTGGGATTTGGACATCTTCAGAGCGCCTTTGTTTTTGGCGTAGAGTTTCTTTGGCTCGTGCTCTGCGATGGCCATCACACGGCGTTGGGCTTTGGATTTGGCTGGCATGGTGTGACTCCTTATTTAAGGATTCCTAACCACCTTGGGAGGAGGGTTAGTATTCGATATAGGAGGTGGAGGAATAATGAGAAAGTTGCCTGGGGCAGCAGGCTTACCTCCTATGAGTTTGCAGACTTCGTTCGAGAAGTCAGATTCGTTGCCGTCAGAGTCTATGGCAGTGACGGCGAAGCACCAGTTGGCTGGGGTGAGGTCACGGACGGTGTAGGTGGTGGCGACTCCCATAGTGGCGGTGGTTGTGTAGGTGAGGGAGACAGTGCCCCAATACACTCTGTAATTGGTGACATTGGTGGAGGTGGAGGCATCCCAGGCTAGGGGGATGTCAGCTGCAGACACTACCGTGGCACATAACATAGCTGCTAAGAGTGTAAGGGTTTTCATTGTTCCCTCGGTGGAATGGTGAAGGTAATGGTGGCGGTAGCGTTGTTGAGACGATCCAACAGGGTGTGGAGGTCGGAGATTGCTGCGTCAAGGAGGAGCTGCACCCTGGGGATCGTTTCGTTGTTGAGTTTGTCAATTTCTTTGGTCAGGTCTACGAGGTCCATGGTTGGGTCCTATTTTCCAATGTAGAAGTTGACACCGGTACGGAGGTCCAGACTCGATTTGTTGAGGGAGTCGTACTGGCCGCCGACACCAACCATGATGCCGATGCTTGGGGAGGTTTTGAAGTTTACAAAGCCGCCGTATTTGAAGGCAGCAGAGTTGAAGTCACCGGTTGTGGCGAGTCCGGCGGCTCCCATACCCCAGACAGTGAGCTTTGGGGAGAGGGTAAGCATGTTGTAGGCTGCTCCGGTGGTGGTGGTGAGTTTCAGCATCTTGTTGCCGATCTTGAAGGAAGAGTCATCAATGGAGGTGGTGGGAGTGAAGTCCCAGAGGGTGTAGCTGATGACTTTGCCGTCCTGTGTCAGAGGGATGCCGAGTGCTCCCCAGGCGAAGCCTTTGTCAGAGAAGCCTCCACCAGCTGCAAGGTATTTGGGGGAGGTTTGGGCCATGGAGATGCCAGTGATGGTGACAAGCATACAAAGTAACATCAAGAGTTTCTTCATTTTTGGTCCTCTTTATTGTTGGAGTAACGGTTTCGGAGAGCCATGATCAAGGCGGCGATGAAGCTGCCTACCCATTCTTTGGCATCCGGGTGGTAGATCCAGACCCCCACAAACACCAGGATCATGATGGAGAGCAGGAGTTCATCAAAATGAACTTTGATTAGTTCCCACATGAGAAGCTCCTTTAGTAGGTCCAGATTGTTGGGTTGGGCAGGGAGTCGTCCATGTCCAGGTGGATGAAGTTGGAGCCGACACCGATCCGGCGGACGCCCATTAGGAGGGCTGCCTGCAGGATGCGGAAGCGCTGGAAACCTTCGGGGGCGGCAATATCCGCGGCTAAGCCTCTAAGGTGAGCGCTGTTGAGGGCACCCTTGTCCTTTTTGTTCTGGGCTGAGGTGCGGAAGCCGGAGTTGATGTGGAAGGGGATTCCGGCAATTTCGCGGATCTTGTCCAGGGAGTCCAGGAACTCGTGGTTCATGCGGCTGCCGCTTCCGGGGTAGTCGGGACTGTCGAACTCAGAGAGGTCGAAGTATTTGAGTTCCATTACCGTCTCCCATAGTTGAATGTGATGGAGTCTCCATTGGTGTCGGCGTCCACATAGATAGTGGACAAATCATAAATGGGCGGCCCCCCAACTTCACGGATGTTGAGGAAGTTGGGCTGGGCTCCGGCGGCGGGTTTGACCAGGGGGTGGCCGATGTAGGTCATGGCACCTCCGGAGGCGTTCTTGACGTCTTTGTTGCCGACATAGACGGTGCCGGTGTTAGAGAGGTCGCCGACGCAGGTGATCCAGGAAGCCATAGTGCGGGTGGCTGCGAGGGGTACTTTGGTTCCTGCGGCGGTGACTTTGACTCGACCTGAGTAGAGCATGGTTTAACTCCTTCCGTAAACGAATGAAACTGAATCGTTGGCATTGTCGGCGTCGACATAGATGTATTGGAGGTCGTAACAGTTTGGACCTCCCATCTCACGCATGAGGAGCCAGACCTTGGGGTACAGGGGGATGCCTTCGTAAGTGAAGGGTGCTCCTGTACCACGGGTGGTGTTGCGCCCCCCGACGTAGACGAGTCCGGCGTTGGAGGTGTCGGCTACGATTTCTACCCAGGCGCACATAGTGCGGGTGGTGGTGAGGGGGACTGGGGTGCCTGGAGTGATTACTTGGGCTCGGTTTGGATAGAACATTGGCTCAGCTCCAGATGTTGATAGTGAAAGTTAATTTCAAAACGGTCCCTTTGTCAACAGTCATTGTAGTTTATCCTGACTCACTGGTTGCACCAGAGGATTTTTGTTGAGGGGGCTCCTGGCCGGAGGATTTGCGTCCTGTGGAGCTGACTATCATGCCAAGACCCATTTGCTGCTCTGCCATCAGGCGGTCGGTGATGGTTTTGGCGTTGGGTGGCGGGGAGCCGACATTTGGAATATTCAAAACGTCAAGGAGGGTCCAGTGGTCCACTAGACCTGCTCTACTCAACTGCAAATACTTCAACTGAGTCTCTATCTCTGAGGCATTGAGCAGTGAAGAGGAGGCAATGTGGTAGGAGACCTGGGTATAGAACTGGGCTGCACGCTCGTAACGAGGGAGTGGGCCACGGGCGATGGAGGCTTCCTTGAGTACTCCGCTTTCGTAGTCTTTGGGGCCGAAGGCAGGAAGGAAGGTGCCAGGGTCCTGGTCGAAGTCGTCTTTGGTTGCGCCACGCTCACCCAGTATAGCGAGGCGGTCGCTGAGGGTGTAGAACTGGGTGAAGTTGGAAGCGGCCATGGTGGCGAATTCGCGCATATACGCCTCTATGATGCGAGACCGTAGACGTATCGAGGGCGACATGGTTTCCTGGAGACGCTCGATGGTCTCGGGGGCGGGCATCTGCTTGAGCTTCATCAGTTCGGAGAAGTCCTTGACTCCTGGGATCTCGTAGAGTTTGTCCTCATAGTATTGGAGGATTTTCAAGACGTCCTGGGGGAGATTGGGGACGTCAAGGATTTCTATGCCTTTGCCGATCATCATGTTCTGGCGGATCTTCAGGCCAGCTTTACGGGTGTCGATCTTGTTCACGTCGCTCTGGGAGACGGTGGCTTTGTCAGCCTTGACTGGGGGACGAGCAACTTTCTCCAAATGGTCGTCGAGACATCGAAGGATGTTTTGGAGTGAATTCTGAAGGGGGAGGATATCCCACAGTATCCCTTTGCCAAGCCAGCTCCAGGGCCACGGGTCCAGGGTGAGTTTGGCGTAGGGGTAGAGGCCGTGCCAGTAGATGGAGGGTCCGTCGTAGAGAATGGCGGTCTTTGTGAAGACGATGCAGCGTTTGCGGGGATAGATCTTGTCGCCTGGGTCTACTTGGTAGGACCATGTCTTGAGGGGACGGCCTTCTTTGCTCCACTCGCCCATGAAGAGAGGGCGGGAACCCTTATTGATGGAATCATCCCTCAGGTAGCAGGTGTAAAGGTCCACGGAGGGGATGCGGGGGAGTTCTTTGGCTGGGGCGTCACTAAACAACTGATTCTTGAAGGGCGACCCATACATGTCGAAGAGTTTGCTGATACGGGTGTTATCGAGGGATTGCGATACGAAGGAGCCTTCACGGTCGGGCACGATCAGGTGAGCCTTGTCTGGATAGAGCATTCGGACGTAGTTGACTGTGCGCTGGACACGGTGGATTACGCCCGCGGCTTCCTGGAGGGAGAAGGAGACGGAGGGTGGTCTGATGGGCAGGATGTCTCGGGGGTCCTCGGCTGCTACGTCAAGGTCCATGGTGTTGGTGTTGTAGTAATGGTGGGCGTAACTGCTGCCAGCGGCCAAGGAGTAGCGAACTACGTCGGCGTTCTTGAGGTCTATGAGGCGGTTAAGCCACCAGTGTTCGGACAAATCTCCTAAAATCTGGCAGTGATCTTTGAAGTGCTCGTTCTTGGTCTGGTATTCCCAGAAGGGCTTGACGTCGGTGCAGACTGCCGTGAGGTCGGTGGCGACTTTGGAGATGTGGTTCACGGTGGTGCGGGAGAATGAGGGAGATTGGACTGGGGTGGTCTCCCCCATGATGGCTTTGATGGTTTCGTCGATGTGGGCGTAACCTTTTTGGGCGCGGAGGAACATCTCCCCTTCCTCAAGGGCTTCGTGCATGTAGCCAAGAACCTGAGCTTCATAGTCTTGGGATGGGGCTATTTCCATGGAGTGCTCCTTGGGGTGAAGGGTTAGTCGCAGCCGTTACCACTGTTGAACCAGAGGGCCTCGTTGACTGTGCCGGTAGTGCGCTCGAATGTTTCGAGGTCGCGGGCATGCTCGAATTCGACACGTTGGAACCCTGCGTTGCGGTAGTGGGCTGGCATGGGGACGTCGGCCCTACCAGGGTATGCGACTTCCCCAGTGATTGGGTGCTGATAGATGACGGTGCGCTCCTTCTGGTTGACTGTCACCACGCGGTGGGTGGAGGGTTGCCAGCGGATCTCCAGGGGTCCGCCGCAGCCTTCATGGATTGGAGCGTCAGGCCAAGGGGAGCGGTAGTAGTTATTGATGCGAGTGCCGCAGGTTTTGCATTCTACGTCATGAATTGGCATCTTCAGGAAGCTCCTTCATAAAGGGGATGTCTGCTGGATCAATAGTTGAATTGGCGGGAGGCTTTTTGGCCTTGAGAGCTTCCCGCTGTTGGAATCTGGTGAATTGGTCGACGTATTTGGCTTGGAGTTTCTGGATGCGGCGACGCTGGGAGCGGGGGATGTGGTTGAGGTAGGAGGTGTCGCCAAATGGTTGAGAGGTGTCCATGGTTTACCTCATTCCTACGTATTCTTCGAGGCCCCGCACTATCAGGTCGGAGAGGAAGGTCTCGAAGGGTTTGCCGAAGCAGCGAGTTTTCAGGCGGCTCAGTAAAACTGGTGAGAGGGTGACGTCTACTTCTCCAATGCGGGCGGTGACGTACTTTTCCATGAGGTGGATTAGAGCTTCTGGGGAGGAGATGTTACAGCCGAAGAGTCTGTCAAGTCTGCGCCGCTGGACATCTGTGATGTAAAGGGGCTTTTCTGAGGTGAAATCTGCTGCGTGGAGGAGTCGTTTGGTAACGACCTTGTCCAGGGGGCCTTCTGACTCGAATTTGGTGACTATTTCGTCAGGAAGCTGGATTTTTAGCATTGTGGAAATCATTTAGTCCTCCGAAGTGGGAATACGACACTTCCCAGGGTGTGTCAAGTGAAATTGATTTACATATTCAGGTAAATTACTGTAGATCATGGTGCGTCCTCATCCTGGAGGCGTGAGAAGATTTCGTCCCAGGCTTCGTACATTTTGGCGGCGGAGATATCGGAGCGCTGCCAGTCGGGTTGTTTGTAGGTGGTTACTTCTGCGGGGCGGTCGTCGATCTGGTATGACCAGTCGTGGGCGGCCCAGATTGCCATCAGGAAGGCGCGAACGCGGTCGTCGTGCTTGCCGGAGGAGGCTTTGGCGGTCATTTTGAGTTCGTCCGCCTCGCAGTGGGCAAGTTCCTCAGCTAGATATGGGGAGAGGATGCGGATTTTGTCCAGGGAGATGTGGCGGGTGCCCCTGATCCATAGGTCGCGCACACTTTTGGGGCTACTTTGCCACCCCAGACTGGTGGTGAGTTTGACACTCATGGAGTCGAGGTATTTCCAGACAAACATGTTGGTGTAACCCAGGGCGTTGATCATTTTGCGCTGGGTCAACAATCCCGGTCCAGGGTAGACTTCGATGATGTTGAGGCATTGGCCTTGTTCGTCGCGCCCCGCATACAACCTTCCAAGGACATTTGCCACATCTGCTAACTCTTCAGGGTCGATTGGCGCTGCGTATTCGCAAACTTGGACGTCGGGTTTGTCCATTCTACCAACTCGTATAATCTCTATTGCGCCGTTATCGGTGCGGAGATCGTCTCGGGTGCGGAATCTGCGGTCCCACCCTACAATTCCAACGGTGGGGTCGATCCCCATGACGTAGGTTTCCTTTGGAGATGGGGGTTCCAGCATGATTACGAGGCCGCGAGGGTCAAGGTCGTCTGGTGCTGGGTGGGCAGTCAGCGATCCTTCGTTGCCGATGCGGTAGAAGGAGGCTGACTTCACTGAAGGGTTAGAGTTCATGACGGGACCAGTCATAGTTGTCGCGGTAGAGTGCGAAGGGATTGATGCCGGTGCGCACTGATTCTCTGATCACGTCTTCGGTGTTGGTGTAGCAGGTCTGGAATGTGATCTGGTTGAGCTTGAGGAGAGCGTTCATGTCGTCGAGATCGTAGACTTCGACCTTCTTTTCGGCTGGGATGAAGATGGTTTTGGCTCCGGGGACCCAGAGAAGGCGTTCGGGGTCAACGGTGAAGCCTGCCATCCCTGCGAGGGCTGTTGTTAGAAAGTTACGTCGTGAAATCACTTTTTGTCCTCCTTCTCATAGATGAACGGACAATTAATGCTGAATCCTCCATGGAATGTCACCGGTCCTTTGGTATACATGAACTCCCGCCAGATTCTGTACCACTCAAGTTCCTGGAGGATGAGTTTTAGTTTAGATTCTGCAAGGTACCTGCTTGTTGCTTCATTAAAGTCGTCCATCATTTCTTAATCTCCACCAAGTCTACGACTGGTATTTCCCATTTGGTATCAACATTATGTGCAGAGCATGTTGGAATAGCACAGAATAGATAGTCAGTTTCTTTACTATTTGCCGGAGCATAAAATCTACTGATTCCTGCACCACAAATAGGACAGCAAAGATAACCAAATTTATCCCAAGTATGTTTCATGTCCATCATTGTTTCACCGCCACTTCATAGAAATTTGGGTTTATACACCCTAACCTGATGCGTTCTAAGACTTCTACGCTGAATTGTGCATTCCCTGTGTGTTGGAAACTCTCCTCAGGGGTGGCGCAGAAATTTGTGAGGAAAATGTTGAGTTTGCCACGACGTTGGGCTGCGGCACGCTCTGTTTCGTACCAGTAGAGCTGATCACGCTCCAGCAGCACATCTCTGCCTGTATACTCCCGTGAAGTCTCGTATACTCTGCGTGCGTGCTTCATTGTGAGGTCTGTTGGGTTCCAGTTTGCTGGAGGATGAGACCTATTCTTCCTCGATTCGATGTACCAAGGTGCAAAGATGTAACGCCATCTGCGCTGTAAGCCTTTGCGCACGTCTTCCGTGAAGTCGTACCACCACCCGCCAATGCCGTTTGCGGTGGATTCGAGGACGCAGAAGGTGTTGGGGCCCAACGGCAAGGTGGGGAAGAAGTCTAACTCGATCATGTTGGGAATCTGCCAGAAGGCACACTCAGTCAAATGTGCTAAGTCAAATTGCCTCCCCTGACCGAGACCTGATTTCTGACTCGACTCCTGGTAGAGGATGCGGGAGGCCAGTTTCTCAAAGTAGATGTGTTGCCCCTTCACGTCATAGCCTATTGTGGGTTTGAGGTAAAAGGGCAGGTTGTCGATGCAGAGTTTGTCTCTGTCGTAAAGTTCCATGACCTTGTCGTCGTCAATGGAGGCTGCCATGGTGCGGATGTGGCTGTAATTGGTGTTCCGGTGGCACATCAGAATCCTGGAGAGCGCCGTGGCCCCAAGTTGTCTCGCCTTGTGCATCACCACGCAGATTCCGTCCACACTTTCTCCGCGGCGGAGAGCATCCCACTGAGTTTCTTCTATTTCTGCGATCTTCTGGAGGGCAAGCTCTTGGGAGGACCAAAATTTCACCCTTCCCACTCCCCCACCCACGCTGCCATCCTTCTGGAGTGTTGCGTAGCGGTCTGCCCAGTAACGGAAGGAACATTTCACCAGCAAACGCTCATTTCGTATAAAGTCTTGCTCCTCCTGTAGGAGTGTACGGGTGAGAGCGCCATTTTCGTCGAGGAGTCCTTCTAGGTGCGCCCGCAACTCATCAACTTTGCTGACAGGGGTGCGTTTGATCTTGATACGCAGGGACTTCTCTATGGCTTCGACGCGAAGTTGCGCAATGCGTTCACTGTACATTGGACTATTTATCCTCTACACTGCGAATCAGAGAGTGTATACGTTCCAGTCCATCTTCCCAAGCCCTGAGCGCTTTACCCAGTTCAGTTTTGCTGGTGATCCATTTGTCTTTGACAACGAATTCATCCCCAAGTTCGTAGGGTCCATAACCTCCTGGGACTGACACATAGAACCTTTTGTTACCCTTATGAGCAATCCACTGTCCTACCAATGAGTCATCACCCTGACACGGTTTCCAACCTGTCCAGACTATATCCCACCCCAAAAACTCTGTCTTATACATTGTATACTCCCTTGTATAGTTGATTACTGTACACTGTCGGTCCCCCTGAACCACACTCCTGTGCGTCTGTCCTCGATCCAGTCTTTGCCACATTTGACACTCAAAAGTTGTTCTTCGAGGTCTTCGTTCACCACCAAATAACGGTTGAGGGGCCACCTCCGCACCAGAGCGTGAGGAATCAGGTCTATGAGTTTCCACCAGCACGTACTCAGCACCTGGGGCACCTTAACCATACTTAGTTCTCCTCTTCGTCATCATCAGTGGATGCGAACTGAGGTCTCACGTGCAACCCTAGTTGTGTAGCAGCCTCTTCAAGGAAATCCCTCTGAGGATCTGTATACGAGATCTCAGTTCTGTTCAGCTTCCGCTTCTCCTGCAGTGACTCCTGGGTCTTCTGCATCAGCAGTGCTGTCAGCATCGAGTCCAGGCGCTTCAACCTCTTCATGATTCTCTCGTACTCCGCTTTCCCGATTATTACCATTGTCTGGGTCCCCCTCTTCAAAATTTTGTGTGTCCGCGTCCGAAGTGTAGTCGGCGTCGAAGATCTTCTCAACGTCCAGCACCTGATCCTCCATGGATGGCACTCCACGGCGAGAATTGTCGTTCACCTGCAGCACGTTGATGCTCCCGCCACTCTTTTTGAGTCCCACCGCTTCAAATGTGAGGTTCCTCGCCTCTTTGTCTCCCTGGATACGAATCCTCCCATCGCCATGACATTCAGGGCAGATCGCACCCACACGCCTGTTCACTGTGACGTCATGCAGCTTCCCTTCACCCTGGCACATGGTGCACACCACCAGTTTGTCCTTGGAGTCAATCGCCACGTCCTCCATGATGTCCGGGAGGTGGGTCATCATCCGGGCCAACCCTTGGTTGCGGATGTGACTGCGCCAAACCTCCAC